GCATTGACAGACCCCATACCGATGGTAGGGGTAGCGGCCGGCGTCCGTTGGGATCTTCTCCCATTCGATGCGCGTGCCGCACGCATCGCAGGTGCAATCGGATAGAGACTCGTGATTCATCGCGCGGCGAGACCAGATCGGCTTGAGAATGAGACGATTACGACGGATCGCGTGAACGCGAAACTTTCCGCCCCTGAGGACCAGGTGCTCGCCGACCGAGAACACTGGGTGAGGTTTCCCAGTCTCTTGCTCCATCCTTTTGGACAGTTCCTCTGCTGCCGTTATTCCAGCCTCAAGTATTTTTTTCAACCCTTCGGGGCTTATGAGCTTTCCATCAGGCGTTTGCATATTTCTTTCTTTCTTTGGGGACGTTGTTCATGCACTTGCCGCGCCGAGCCCCGCGGTCCAGGCGCTGCCGGTCCAGATGCAGCCGCAGGCCGAACATCTGTCGCCGGTCACGGCGCCGCGGTGGCCAACCCAGCTCAGGTTGTAGATGGCGGTGCAGTCGCAGCAAACGCTTGCCACGCCCTGGCGGTCCACAACCTCATAGATGTGGCCGGCGATGACATTGGCGGCGGCGGCGAGCTCTTCGAGGATGCTCTTAGACAACGCCTGCAATTGATCGGCCTTCTCGTTCGGGCCGGCGTCGAAGTTTTGATCGCTCATCGGTCTGCCCTTGAAGTTCGGGATGGTTCGGAGCTGATGCTCGGCGGAGTCCTAATATAAGGGCACGGCGCGCCGGGCGCCACAATAAAGCGGCTGGGGCGGCGGTTTTTTGGGGGTTTTTCGCGCCGGCATGGTGCTCCGGGCCGGTTCGGGCCGGCCCGGAGCGGGGCCGCTGCTCAGGTTCCTTCCTGGACCACGGCCGACTCGACCATAGCGGTGCCGATCTTCAGCAGCGCCGCGCCGACGACTTTGAGCCGGTCCTGCGTCGGCAGGCCGTCCAGGCCGGCGAACGTGGCGCCGGCCTGTGCGATTTCCATCAGCAGGTCCGTGACCTGTTCTCGGTTCGGCACGTCGTCTGTCAGCAGGTTGGCGATGTCCTCCAGATCGCCGCTGACCTTGTCGAACACTGCCTGGGTGACGAGTGTCATGGTTTCGTTCCTCTCTTCTCGCCGCCCAGGGTCGGGTGCAGCAGCGGCCGGCGTGGGCGGGCGGCGCCGGCCGATGCTGGGTTCAGTCCATCAGCTCGAAGTGCGGCAGGTCGTGGAACTGCTGGTCGCTGTGCGTCCAGTCGCCGTCCCAATCGCCGCCCCAGCGGATGGGGATTCCCAGCTCGGCGGCGATGCCCAGGACGTAACCACCAAAGCCATACCAGCGGCGCAGGTGTTCCAGATTGTTCCGGGCCTTGTCCTCGGTGCAGTTGGGTCCGGCGCGCAGCGGGGCGATACTCCACGGGATGTTGGGCTCTTCGTTGCTGTACCAGGGTGCCAAGTCGACGGCGAGGGATAGCGGCTGAGTTTCACTGACTTGGTGGCGGCTGCGCTTGTTGACGCCGTCCCGCTTGGACAGGCCGGCGAGGAACAGCGTGACCTGGCGGTCGATGCTGCGGGCGCCCTCGATCACGGTGCAGTCGTGGCCGCGGACGGCCCGATGGGCTAGACGCTGTAGGTCTCTGTGGCAGGTCGCCAGCCGCGACATGCTCGCGCTTCCGAACTTGGCCACGTCAGTCTCCTCTGCGCCGGCCGCGGAACAGGTCGCCGAAAGCTCGGATTAGCTCGGCGAGCTCGCGGCCTGCGATCTTCAGGGCGATAGCGGCGCCGGCGACCAGCAGGATCCACGGCGCGAGCTGCTCCAGCTCGCGCAGGAAGCGTGGCAGCTGCTGCAGGGCTTCGGTGCCGGGCATGGTCAGTGCCTACTGTTTCTGAGCTCGCGGACCAGGTGCCTGAGCTCGGCCAGGATCTCGGTGCTGGTCTCCTGGTTCCTCTGCAGGGCCTGTATCAGTGGCAGGACCTCGTCACGACCGCGCCATGCGCAATCGAAGCCGCCGGCGACGACCTTAGTGTCCCAGCGTCGCATGGTCTGAGCCGCGACGTCGGCGTCTGCCTGTAGCTTGTGCCATGCTGCGCGCTCTTCGGCATTGGGGGTTTCGCCGGCGCTGCGGGTGACGTGGGAAAGGCTCCAAGCCAGAACGCGTCCTACGAGTAGGAAGGCAGCGCCGGCGACCAGACCGGCGAGTCCGAACTGTGCCCAGGTGGTCAGGTCGAGCATGTCAGACCGCCCATTTGCTTTGCAAGTATCGGCACAGGCCGTCCAAGTCGTAGGCTGCGATTTCCTGTCGGCCGCGGTCGTGCTGGTACAGGATCAGCTCGGCCATGTAGATGTTGGGGACGCCGCCGGCGACGTCCCATTTACGCCCCAGGTAGGTGTCCTGCCCTATTCCCTGCATCCGGTCGTGATACGCTAACGGGCCGGGGTGGCCCTCGGTGGGGTCGGCATCGCCCGAGCCGATTCCGGCAATGCCGAAGCTGTAGTCCTGGCCGCCGCTGCCGGCCTCGAGGTCAATGAATTGGACCCATGAGCGCGAAGCGCCGGATAGCGCCCAGTTGGATTGCGTGGCCCAAGGGCGCCAGATACCGATGACCCAGTGATTCACGCCCGCTGCCGGCGCCCAGATGCCGGTGCTGTCGTTCTGGCCGTGCCTATCCCATACGCTCGGGCCACGGTTTGGCCCGCCCAGGAAAGGGTTTCCGGTGTGGAAGGTCAGCTCGCCGTCCAGGGTGCTTCCCCAATTCAGTCCCTGGCTGCTCAGGATGTACTTGTGCCCGCTGCTGGTGCCGCGAGTCTGGAACAGGCAGATCAGAGTCCAGTTGCTGCCGCGCGTGAACTCTTGGCCAGTGGGCCAGTGCAGGAACTCCAGCCAGCCGCCAGGTGCGCTCGCGAAGTCGACCAAGTCGAGGCCATTCTGTGCGGCGATCAGGTGGCCAGGGCCTGCGACGCCGCCTGGCACGGTCGCGTGGTAGGCATTTCCGCTCTGGTCATCCCATTGGCTGATTTGCAGGGGGATCCCGCTGCTGGTGATGCCAGCATCGGCCTTCAACCACAGGAACATGTCCTCCAGGTCGTCGGGTGTGACCGTGTAGCTGGGCGATACCAGCTCCAAGAGCTCCATCGTGGCGATGGGGCGGTCCAAGTCGTAGGTCTTCACGCGCACGAGCAGATCTTCGTCGCCGGTCAGGCCGTGAAGCGTGTCGCGAATGTGGATCTTCTCGCCGGGCAGGAAGTCGAAGTGCAGCGGTCCCAGGCCCCAAGTTACTGTGCGGTCGCGGGCGCTATTGCTCTCCAGGCGGAAGCCGCCCTCGGCACTTCCCTTCTCGATGGCGTTGGGCCTGTTCTCGGAGCTGGTGATCAGGCCGAACTTGGCGACGCTCGCTGCGTCGCGCTGGCGGACTAGGTTCTCTTCAGCCGGCGGGCTGAATGGCTCGGTGAGGCTCGCGTTGTAGGGCGGAGCGATGCCGGTCAGGGTGACGCCACCGCCCCATTTGCTTTTGAGCTGATTGAGCAGGTACTCGTCGGCGCTCTTCACGTCAGGGCGGCGGGCCAGGAAGATCGCCGCGCCGGCGTCGCCGCCGTCCTCCGGGCGCGTGGTGTCGAACACGCGGGCGTTCTCGGCCAGCAGGTCCACGGCCTCGATGCGCAGCAGGGCGCTGTGCTGCGTGCCGCTGGTGTGGGCGCCGAACGTCAGCATGGCGAAGGACTGTTTGGCGACGGCTTCCATCTGTGCGCCGATCGTCTCGTCGACCTTGCGGTAGGTGTTCCAAAACTGGCGGTATCGGTGGTCGTTCATCCGCTCGCTGTACGCTATGAAACTGTCGCGGTGCAGCAGGACGTCGGTGTTCAACTTTTGGGCCTGGTGGAAGCGTGTCACGGCCCAGATCAGCTGCGCGAGGTCAAGATTGAGCCAGCAGTAGGGCGTCCAGATTTCGAGGGAGGCGGACACGGTGCCGGAGACTGCAGGCTTTTTGATGCTCAAGTTGTTCGACAGGCCGACGGCGTAGTACTCGACATCCTCGCCGAATGTCGCAAAGCCGTCCTGGACGCGTAGGGCCTCGTCGAGCTGGAGGCTGCCGGGGACGGGGTTCACGCTGCCGTTGTAGTCGGGCAGGTGCCGGTGACGGTTGTCGTTCGTCTCCTGCCAGTAGACGTCGTGCAGGTCGGGGGAGCTCGGGGTGCAGAACAGCGCCGACGCGCTCGCGGTAATGTGGACCTCGCCTGCGCTCGGGCTGCCGTCAACGTGGCTGGTGATAGTCGGCGCCGGGGCGAGGTAGGGGTCGAAGCCTGCCGCGCCGGCGAGGCCGCTCGCCCAGGTCGTGATGTCCAGCTGGTGCCGTGGTTCGTTGGTGCTCGCAGGCATGGTCTCGCCCTTACAGGTTCACGGTGTGTGCGACCGCGCCCCAGTTGGTCGCGTGTCGGTCCTCTCGATCCCAGCGGCGCGCCCAGGCGCGTGCCAGCTGGTGGATGGAGACGAGGACGGCGAGCTCTTCTTCCAGTTGGACCTCCAGTAGGTCGAAGTCGACTGCGAACAGGCTGTGCATCGTGCCGGCGCGGTCTGTGTATTGCCACTCGTAAGTGGCCCGCCATTCCTGCGGCTCGTAGCCGTTCCAGATTTCTGCTGCGTGGCCGGGCGTGAAGTAGCCGTCAGGGTTGCGGACGCTCCAGGACATCCTGGGAAACTGGAAGTTGCCGCGCTTGCTGGGGTTCACGTTCCAGACCTCGAAGCGGACGGTCCCGAAGCTCTCCACGCGGTCGCTAATGTCGATCGTGGTAACGGTGGGTACGTGGATCAGCTGGGCGACGCGCTCGAAGTCGGTGTCGTCCAGGTCGGGGCGGCCGAACTCGGCGGCCAGTTGAGTGGTGAGGATGTTGGCCATAGATAGTCAGTCCTGGAACAGCCAGCCGTGAGCGCGGTCGTTGTCTACCTCGACCAGTCGGATCGAGCCGACAATGTGCTTCGGGTTGCTGTCACGGCCTCGCAGCTCCAAGGCGTCGATGCGCCAGCGGCGGCCGTGCGTCCAGCGGATCAACTCCAGGAAGTCGGGGCTGGTGAACATCAGCAGGTGTAGGTCCTGTTCGGCTCGGCTCCACGCGTAGCCGTCCACGCGCAGGTGCTGGATCCCAACTTCGGCCAGGTGCCGCTCGTAGGTCGGCACGTCGGTCGAGATTCCCAGCGTGCCGAAGCTGCGGACGCTCGCTGTGAAGTCGGCCGACGTGAATTGCTCGTCCGTGTAGGTGACACCTTCGCAATAGACCATGAGGACGGTGCGACCTCCGTTGGCGGCGGCCGTGTCCAGGACCCAGGACGCGTAGTAGTGCTTGCCGGCTGCGCTCAGGGGCAGGGTGATGCGGGCTGTTTCGCTCGTGTTCATGTAGACCACGAGCTCGTTATTTTCCCAGTTGGCCAGGTAGTTGGCGGTCACTCCGCCGCCGCTCAGCGTGAAGATCCGTGCGTACTGATTCGGGCCAGTTGGGCCAGGTCCGAGCTCTTCGTCTGCGGTTGGGACCTTTCCCAGCCAGGCGTAGCTGACGCCGCCGCCAGGGTTCATGAGGCCGGCATACTGGACATCGTCGCCGGCAGTGTAGCTGGTCTCGCTCGTCCAAGTGGTCGGGACGGTGCGGGCACTGACGCCTTTTTCGAGCATCACGGGGCCGGTGTGGATGCGGCCGCCATGCGGGACGGGGTTCGGGTCGGTGTTGTGGTCGATCGCGAGTAGCAGGTCTAGGTTCGTGCCGGCGCCGGTCTTTTGGCAGGTGACGGTCACGGGCTGCCAGCGGTGCGGTGTGAGCTCCACGACGGCGCTGAACTGGCTGTCGAAGCTGTTGTGGAGCATGCGCAGGGTGATGGGGGCGTCGCCCTTCAGCCAGACGGTGGCGCGCCAGAAGACGCCGGTGTCGGCGTCGGTAATCTGCGTGTCGTAGCTCCAGGTTGCCGCGGTGGACGGATCAGAGCTGTAGGGCAGGCGGCATACGCCGGGCCCGTAGCCGCCGGCCACGACGGGGCTGCGTTCTTCTGTGGTCCAGACGGGTGTGCCCGCCGGCCCGCCGCTGGCGTTCCACCCTAGGTTGCCGCTGGCGGGGTGATTCGGGTTGGCGGTGTTGCCGCGGCGATACTCGGAGACGAACATCGGGCCAAGGGGGCCTGGGACGAAGCGGGGGACGCCTGCGGCCTTCTGCACCAGCAGGCCGCGGGCGAGGTCGGGCTGATACGCCAAGGCGTTTCGACCGGTGGTCGCGACCGTGCGTAGCTGCGGCAGGTAAGCGCCAGGCAGCCGGGCGACCGCGTTGCAGCTTCCGGTGAGGGGTGCCCATAGGATGGTGCGGGCGTCGAAGTTCGGCAGGACGCGGATCAACTCGCGCCGGGCCTTCAGGTCGCTCAGGGCTTGGGCGCGGACGATGTTCAGCCAGTCGATGTTGAATTCGATCACGGGCCTGGCGCGGCGGTGGTAGACGTTCTCGCCGCCGTCGGGGCGACGGAACAGCAGGTCGCGGTTCTGCAGGATCCTGCGGCCACTGAAAGCTGGCGACACTGTGCCGTCGCTGTTCTCGGTCAGCAGCTCCGCCTCGTGGTAGTCGGCTAGGTCGTTCTCGTCGCGGGCCGGGTCCAGGATGTCGGTGGTCAACTTCAGCATGTCAACCACGGCTCCCTACTCCGAAGCGGGCGTTCTGGATGGCGCTCTCCTGGATGATCAGCTCGGCCGCTGCCAGCTGGTCGGTTGTGGGCGGGATCACGCTCTGGAAGTTGTAGGTCACGGCGCGGCCGGCCAGATCGCCGCCACCGCCGTCGTCCCCAGCCTTGGTGAAAAGAGCGCCCAGGAAGCTGCCGCCGGGGATGATCGCCTTGAGCGCCTCCCGGAACAGGCCGCTGGCTAGTTCTTCGGCCACATCGGCGATGGCGCTCATCCACAGCTGGCGAAAAGCGTCGGCCGTGCTCAGGGCGCCGCTGGCGACCTGCACGAAGGCCGCGCCGAAGCGACTGGACATGGTGTCGGCGGCATTGTCGGCCGCGGTCGCCAGGGTGACCATTGCGTCGCTGACCTCTCTCGGCGGTGGCAGCTGCGTCAGGTCGAAGGCGGGCGGCTCGTCCGGGATGTCTCTGGAGAACCGCAGTTGCGCGGCCAGACTGGCGGCGATGTTGCGCTCCAGTTGCTCGCGGGTCGCCAGGTGCAGCAGCCGCTCTCCCTCGGCGTCCAGGATGGTTTTGAGCTGCTGCTGCTCGAACTCGCGGGCGGCACGGATCCGCTCTTCGTAGGCCAGCCCCTGCTCGCGCCGCTCGGTGGCGATCTGGATCTGATCGTTCAGGGCCTGCTGCTGGGCGGTCAGCTCGGCGATTCGATCTGTCACGCCGGGAATCGTATCGCGCCACGTCTCAGTTCCGTCGGCGGCCTGCATCATGCCGCCGCGGACGCTCTCACGTAGCTCGTCGAGGCGCTTGGTGAGGGCTGGTATCTCGGACTCGGTTCTTGCCAACTCTTCGTGCAGCACCTGGAGTTGTGTGTTCGGCGCTTCCAGTGCCAGGGCGCCAAGAAATTCGCGGTATTCTCGTGAGAGTCCGGTGACCAATCCGGCGAGCTTGTTCGCGATGGTGTCCGCCAGCTGCGATAAGCTGGGCAGGAGTGCGCCGGCGACGACGTCCTTGGTCGTGCGGAAAGCGCGATTCAACCGGAGCTGGGCATCGACGAAGTCCTCACCCTTCGCGGTCAGGTCGGCGGTGCGGACGCCCAGCGCGCGGGCCTCGACGAGCTGCTTACGGATCGCGTCGCTGCCTTGACGTAGCATGGGGATCAGCGTCTGGCCGGAGCGGCCGAACAGCTGCATGGCGGTCGCCGTGACCTCGGTCTCGCTGGCCAGCCGCGGCAGGGCGTCTGCGAACTCGAGCAGGACCTGTTCGACGCCCTTCACGGTGCCATCGGTGTTTCTGGCGCTGATCCCGAGGCGGTCCAGGGCCTTCGCGCCCTCGCCGATGCCGTCGGCCGCGTCGACGATGCTCCGAGCGCCGCGCTTGTAGATGGTCTCGAGGTCTTTGCCGGACGCGCCTGCGAGTTCGGCGGCGAAGTTTAGGGCGTCCAGCTGGTCGACGGCGATCCCCAGCCGGTTGGCGCTCTTGGCTAGGTTGTCCAGGTCGGTGGCGGCGCTCTTGGCAAAAGCTACGACGGCCGCCGCCGCGGCCGCGCCGGCGGCGGTGGCGGCCAGTACGCCCTGCGCGATGGGTCCCAGAGCCTTCATGGCGGAGCCGATACCGCCGAAGCCCTTTTTGACCGATCGCAAAGCCGCCTTGGTCTTGTCCTCGGCGACGATTTCGTATTTGGCGCGGGCGTTGCCCATGTGTTCCCTGCTCTACTCTCCAGCGCCGAAGAGGCGGGTGACCTCGCCGGCGGCGTTCACGCGGCGCTCCTTCAGCCAGTAGGCGTGCGCGAGCAGTTCTTGTAAGGGCATCCCCCGGAGCTCGTCGAACGTGCGGCCTAGCTGGTGGCTGACCAGCAGGACGAGACGAACCAGGGGGTCGGTCAGTTTCCCGCGACTTCCTCCGGGGTCAGGCCCACGCCGTTCAGCTCGCGGACCACGCGGCGGACAGTGTCGCCCATAGCGCCGCGGAGATCGGGAAGTTGCGCGAAGTCGAAAATCCGGCTGCCGTCCTTGTTCTTGGCGCGCACTATTAGGGTGGCCAGGATCTCCTCGTAGGCGCCGTCGCGGGCGCCCTGCACAGCCCGGATGCGGCGCTGATTGATCTCGGCCTCTTCCTCGACGGTGGGTGGCCAGGCGTAGACGCGCATCGGTGCACCCTGGATCGGCCATTCCGGGACCAGGATCTCGTTCGGTTCGTTCTGCAGGACGGCCTGCCGTTGGTCGGTCACCGCCTGTATCGCTTCCAGGTGGCTGACGTTACCGTTCGGGTTATGGGTCGTCTCTTCTCTCATGGTCGTTCCTACCTTCCCGCGGGTGGTTTGGGGAAGGCCGGCAGACGCTGGCCGGCCTTCCTTTGGTCGGCGCGCGGTCTCGCCGGATCAGATGATGGCGCCGGCGGTCAGGAGGCCGCGGAACGTGTAACTTCTCTGCGTGATGCCGTCGACGCTGGAGCTGATCGAGATGCCGTTGATCTTTACCGAGCCAACAAACTCCGGGGCGCCGACGGCGTCTTCCGGGCGTAGGCTGACTGTGACGGTGTCGCCGATGGCAATCGACTCTTGGCCGGTGGTGTCGCTGTCATCGTAGTTGCAGGCGAACGAGCCGCTGTGGTCTGTCAGGCCGGACTCGTACCGTTTTGCGGTGTCGCCCATTGCCTGGACGACGATCTCTTCGGCGGCCTCGTCGTACTGCCAGGAATTTACTTCGGCGACCTGGTTGGTGCCGAAGTATACGGCGCCGGTGCGCCCTACTCTCACGGCCATGTCTTTGTCCTCCGGTTCAGGTTAAGAACAGCGTCGGGTCGCTCTCTGCGATCCGGTACTCGACCTGCCACAGCGCCGAACAGGTCCCGACGTGGGATTCGCCTTCTGCTTCGACCTCCAGGTCGACACTCTGGAGCCAGACGCGAAGGACGCCGGGCGCCAGTCCCAGCCGCGGCGTGGCGAAGATAGCCGCGGTGATCTCGGCCAGGGCGTCGCGGCACGTCTCGATGGCGCCGCTGCTCGTCGTGGCCTGGGTCTTGGTCTCCAGCTCGTAGCTAGCGACGCGGAACTCGTGATTGCCGCTGCCGCGGCTCATGCCCTGGAGCTCGTCGAGAGTATTCTTAATGTTCGTGCCGGTGATTCCCTTGGGCCACGGCGCGGCGCGCCAGCGGTAGACGGTGCCACCGGCGGTCGGCGTGGTTGCCACGGCCACGGCGATTGCGTCTTCAAGCGTCTCGAGAACGTGCGGCATGGTCAGCGGTTCCTCACGGTCAGGTTGTGGCCGCGCTTCTTGAGGGCCGTGGTGAGTCGCGCGGTGAAGGTCTTGCGCCACAGGCTCGGTGCAACACGCCGGAAGAGTCGATCGAATGTGCTGCGGGTTGGAGTCTCACTCTCGATCTTCATCGTGAAGGTTGGGAGTCGCGCCTTCGTCGCCCTGCGCAAGATGATGGGGACACCACTCCCGCGGCCGCGGGCGAGAAAAGCCCCGGGGTAGTTGTGGCGCCCGGCTGTGACACCCGAGGTTGTTTGTACCGCGCGGGCGACTTTGGCCGGGTTGATGCGGCCGACATTCGCATAGAGTCGAGCCTGCCAGCGTCGGAAACTCGCACGTTGCACGCGGACGCGCTTGCCGAAGACGCGCGTGCTCAGTCCGAGCTGGACAGCCAGGCGCGCTACGCCGCGCGTGCGCACGGTGCGGACTGTGGTGGTCAGGCTGGATGCGACCACGCCGGGAACAATCTTGCGCTCCACGGCCGTCAGGTGGCGGAGGATCTCCTCCACGTCGCCGCGAACGCTGATGGCGATGCCGTTGCCGGCCTTCGTTCCTACGGTCATCAGATCCGCTCCAACTCCCAGGTGGTCACGTTGCCGGTGGCGTCGGCCTGGCCCTCGCCGCGGATCCGGTAGCTGATGCCGGTGTCGGTTCGGACCAGGGTGATGCCGTCCCCAGCGCCTGCGGCGAACATATCGGCCGTAGGCGCTATGAAGGTCGCGGCGGTGTCTTCCGATTGGCCGCTCTCGATGTATGGCACGTCGAAGATGCCGACGACGGGGTTGCCGGCGACGGTCACAGCTTCGGCGAAGTCCTCCACGTCGAAGAACTCGGTCATGTCCTCATCGAAGGCCACGGGCGCGCCACCTTACGGGTGGTTCGGGGTTTACTCGTCGTCGCCGCCGAGCAGGACGGTGCCGGCGTCTTCGTTGTCCGGATTTTGCTTCTTGCGGCGGCGCCGCCGATTCAACTTGTCGTCGGGGTCGACCTCTTTCGCCTTCCCGACGGCGATCAGGCGCAAGGCCACGTTCTCGTCGAACTCCATTTGCGTCCCCTTCCGCACGAACTCTCCGTCAGCGTAGATGTTCCGCCGGAGCTCGAGGAGTTTCTTTGGGGTCGGCTTCGCTCTTGGCATAGTCTCTTCATTCCTTCCCATGTTCGTTGTTTTGCGGCCCGGCCAGCCGGTCGGACCAGCCAGGCCGCGGGTGTCGCCAGGATTGTGCTAGGTGATGGTCAGGTCGTCCATCATTGCGAAGCTTTCCTCGTGGCGCGGCGCGATGTCGGCCTCCTGCAGCGCGGTCACGCGAGTGTTGCCGGCGGTGCTCTCCGTCATACGGTCGACCAGGATCTCCAGGCCGCCCCATAGGCCGACCAGCAGATCCGCCCAGTTTCCGAAGATCATCCGGTTGTCGCTGCCGGTGCCCAGGTTGTCCTCGAACTGGTTGGACACGAGGGCGCGGTAGCCGTTGACCTCGCTGCCCTCCCAGCAGTAGACGGGCTGGCCGGAGATTTTCGGCGTTTTCTTCAGGTGGCCGCGAGTCTTCGCGTTCATGGCGTAGGCCAGGTTGCCCACGTCGGCGTTGTCCACGGCGACCTCGGTCTCCAGGTCGACCAGGTCTTCCCATAGACTCGCGGAGCTGGCAACGCCGCCGATGCCGGTGTACAGCGCGATTCCTTTTGGGACGCCGGAAGTGCCGGAGCCGCTGATCGACGCGAGATCCAGGGCTAGCGCCAGGGCCAGAGCGAGATCGTTGCGAACCAGCGCCTCTACGTCCGTGCTGTTCTGGAGCATCAGCCGCCGCGTGATCTTGGTCCACGCGCCGACTGTCTTCGGGCTCATGGCGACGACCGCGGTGGTCTGCGTCTGCTCGGCCGCGGCGGCGCCCTCGGTGCTGATCCAGCCGCCGCTGGCGCCGGCCGCCAGCTTCGGAACATCGACGTTGCCGTTCAGGTCGCGGAGCATGGTCGCGTTACCAACCACGACGGCGCGGTTGCGGAGCAAGTCGATAAACGAAGCCGACAGCAGCTCCGTCGGGACCAGCTCCGCGCCGCTCGTGGCCCCGCCGGCGCTGAGCAAGCGTTGGGCCAGCCGCTGGACGATGTCCTTGTGGTAGCCGCTGCGGAGCTCTTCGGGAGCATACAGCGGGGTCCGTAGGACCTCAGCCGGGATGGTCACGGAGTCGCCGGCGCCACGGCCGATGCGGGCGGCGAACGCCGCACAGGCTTCCAGCTCGAAGCCACCAGCGTCCTGTGCCCGCTTGTCGGCCGGATTGGCCAGGGCGTTGAACAGCCGCATGAAGCGGAAGTTGCGGGCCTCGTTCTCGGTCAGACCGATGTCGCGGCTGTCGGGGGTGTCGCTGACGGCGACGGGAACGGCGCCGTTCAGGTTCTCCAGCAGAATGGCGCGGTACTCTTCGAGGGTCTTGCCCTGGTCGATGTACTCCTGGGCTTTCGCCGGTGCTTCGGGGTAGCGGTTGGCGAACTGCTGTCCCAAGCCGTGGATCTTGCGCACGCGCTCAGATTCTTCGGTCCGGATGGCGGTACGCTCGGCAGCCGTCAAGGTCTCGGTGGTCACGGTTAATTCCTCCGTGTTCGGGGTTTCGATGTCCGGTGGGTTGGTGCGCTCCGATCCACGTTCCAGGTTGCGGCCGATGCCGGCACGGAGATCAGCGGGCTCGGCGACAAGGCTGATGTGGACGGGCTCCCAGGTGGCACGATAGACGGGCTCGCCGTCGTCATCGTTCTGGCACGCGGGTTCCAGGTTGCGGACGTAGTAGCCGACGGATACCGACTTGCGGATGTCGTCGACCACGTCTTGAAAGACCTCGGTGGCCCGTGCGCTTTTTCCGAAGCGGACGGTAGCGCGGCCCACGCGGTCGCTGCCGATCTTGGCCTTCTGAGTGGTCCCAACATGGTCCCGTGGATCGTGTTCGACCAGCAGCGGCCCGTGGGCTGTCAGGCGGCTCAGTGGCACGGTGCCTGGGCTGTGGTCGAGGATCTCGTAGCCGTACCAGCGCAGGACGGGGGTCTCGGAGCTGAAGACCAGCTCGGCGGTGCGGCTTGGCTCGTCGATGGTGGCGCGGGCGACGGTGCCGGCGCCGCGCTCGTAGAATCCGTTGCAGGCGCCGCCGTTCTTCGCAATCACGCCGCGGAGCTCGCGGACCAGTTCGGCCCGTGTTCTTGCGGCGCCTTTGAAGTTGGTGCGGATGCCAAGGGCGCGGGCGCGCTCGCGCAGCTGGTGGTCGCGGACCTGGTGCTCGAGCAGCGCGATGGATGGGTCGGCATCGCCGCGCTGTCCTGCCTCGCCGACACTTGGGGCGCTGTTGCCTGTAGGGTCGCCGATGATGGGGCCTTCTTTGCCCCCTCCACCACCGCCCCCGCCCTCGGCCTGCGCTTCTGCAGCTAGCTCCACGGCTTTCTCGTCGAGCGCCGTGATCAGGGTTTGCGCCTCGGCGGCGATCAGGTCGTCGCCGGCGTCGGCTGCCGCATCGCGCGCCGCTTGCAGCGCGGCGCGGTGCAGTAGCGGGGCGCCATCCACCAGCTTCGCGAGGGGCTTGCGGTAGTATTCGAAGGTACCCGCTTCGGAGTCGGAGTCCAGGTCCAGGAAATAGCTCCCGTAGGCGTCCCAGTCTGGCGGATCGCCGAGCAGGACCTCGGCGTCTTCGGCGGTGAACGTCCAGCCAGCCGTAAGAATGAAGCGACCGGCGGCGATTTCGGCCTGCGCCCAGGTTATCGCGTCAGCGTTCAGCATCTCGGGTTCCTCCTACTCGGCGCCGCCGCCCTGGGTGCCGGTGGCGAATAAGGCAGGTTGTGTGCCGGGCGGCGCCAGGCGGACGCCCAGGTCGTCGACCAGCTTCTGGTCTCGAGCGATCTGTTCTAGGGTCTTCTGGTAGTCGCGCCCCAGCTCAGCGCTGGCTTGACTCGGGGCCAGCAGGCCGCGGTCCAGCTGCGCTAGGACGCTCATCGTGTCCTTCTGCGGATCCACCCAGGACCAGCGGCGCGGGACCCAGGCGCTGCGCTCGTACTTGTCCAGGCGCGTAGGGTCCAGGGCGGTCGGGCCGACGCGGATTAACTCCAGCAGAAGGGCGCGCTCCAGCCACAGCGGCCATAGGCGCCGCAGGAACTTGGAGACAAGGATCCGCTGCCAGGTCTTGAACTTCTCCCTATCCTCGAGGACGGCTGCCCGGATGGAGCTGAAGTTGACGCCCTCCAGGTCGCGGGCGAGGCTCGGGTAGCTGACGTCCAGGCCGGCGCTGACGCCCTGCAGGGCGCGTTTTGTGAAGGGGCTGAACTCGCCGTTGGGGTAGCTCGGGTCGAAGCCCTCGAAGCGGACGCCGGCGGGCAAGTTCCTGGTCTCGCCGGGCTCCAAATCTTCAAGGAGGTTGCCGGCCAGGTCCTCGCCGTCGCCTTCGTAGCGTTCGCCCGTCTCACTGTAGTAGTGGCCGACCTTGGTGGCGCCCAGGCGGGCGTTCATCAGGGCGGCATCCTCGTAGGCGCCGACCATGCGCAGCCGCATCAGGGCGGTCGCCGTCGCCGGCAGGCCGCGCTTCTGGCCGGCGCGGAGCGGGTCGAAGATATGAATTATCTGGCTCGCGTCGAAGCGGTGCAGGGTCTGGCCGTAGTAGCTGCTCGCGTAGGTCGGTAGGGCGCCATGCGAGCCCTGGCGCAGCCAGTAGGCGACCGGGCGCCCCCAGGGGTTGTACTCGATGCCGAAGCGGACGGTGTTGCCCTCGGGTGTCTGGCCTCTCGGGCTGTGCTCCACGGGCAGGAGCTCTGGGTCCAGGGGTCGGATGCCGAGCTGGAACTTGCCGGCTGCCGGGCCGGTGACAATCTGGCCCAGGTACTCCCCATCCTCACCCATCTGGTTGATGACGGTCTCCTGCTGGTCGACCAGGTCGCGGATGCCGGAGGGATCGCAGTTTTCGGGGCGGCCCCAGTCGGCCCAGGCTTCTTCGATGGCTCGGGCAGCGGGGCGGTCGATCTGGTTGTCGCGGTTCAGCGGCTGGGATTGCAATCGCACCCCGTCGGGGCCGACGATGTTCCTGCGATTGATGGCCAGAAACTGGGAGGCGTAGGGGTCGGCCTGGCAGCGTTCGCGGCTGCGGGCGCGCAGGATGCGCAGCTGGGTCTCGATCAGGTGGTCGATGCTCTGCGGCTCGGTCGTCCAGCTGGCGCTGAAGCGGTCCACGACGCCGGCGTACAGGTTCCGGCGGCCGACGCTCCGTCTGTTGTAGCGGCGCTGCGGCGGCGCTGCGGTGGCGCTGCTGGGTTCGAGGGTGAATAGCTGGCGGGCCAGCCAGTGGAGCGGGTTCACGGTCACCACCGGGTAAATATCTTGTCGCCAGTTCCCAGGCCACGGCGGCGGCGCTCGCGGTTCGCCTCGGCTCGGACGCGGCGCTCGTATTCGGCGCGCCAGCCGCGCAGCTGCTCAGGCGTCAGGCGCTGGATGGTGCGGCCGGCTACGGTGTAGGCCAGTTGGTCCCGTGTGGCCTTGCCCTCGATCCGGGCGTTCAGGGCGTCCAGGACTTGCTGGGCGTGGCTGCGGGCGTCGACGGCGCCGAGCTGGAAGTCGGGCAGGATCTCGAAGCGGCCGATCTCGACGACCTGCTTACCGTTGGTGCCGTGTTCGGCGCGGATCTGGTAGGCCCATTGGCCTGCGGCCATGCCGCCGCTGGTCGCGCTGACGATGGCCAGTGTCCAGCGCAGGTTGTCGCCGGTCGGTACGCCGCTGATGGCGGCCACGGTGTCGGTGCCGTCGGTCTTGTTCATGGCCAACTTCAGGGCGTAGCCGTTGGCCGGCGTGTACTCTCCGCCGGGGGCGGCGTACCAGCTGATATCCTCGCCGGCGGTGATCTCGTCGGGGGCTCTGTTCAGCACGGGCACGGTCATTTCGATTCGTCTCTGCTTTCTACTCGCCGATGGCGCGCTCGAGCTGCAGTTGTGCCTTGCGGGCCGCGTCGGTTGAGTCGTCGTCGGTGTCGTAGGCGACGCCGGCGGCGCGCAGCCCGGCGCAGCCGCTCGGGCGCGGCGTGGATCCGTAGTCGTTGGCGGTGGTGCAAAGGTAGGGCGCCGAAGCAGGGCGCTGTTCCTGGCAGCGGTGGCGCCAGGGTCCCCAGCCGCGGCACAGCTCTGCAGCGATGATGTCGCCGCCGCTGCCAGAATTGAGCTGTGTATTGTCTGCCACGGCCGTCCTCCGGGTTTGTGCGCAGGATGGCGCGGAACTCCGGCGGCCGTCAGGGAAACATTGTGGTGGGCTTACCAGCGGTGTGCCCAGTTCTTCCTGCGGTGCGGGCGCTTTGTCTGCTTCGGCTTGTCTTCCGCGCCGCTGGCGCGGTTTAGGTTCGCGCCGACGCGCGGCCAATCGGGGTCGAGTATGACCAGAGCGGCGCGGGCCAGGACGGCGCAGTCCAGGACCTCGTTGCGGCGCCGGCCTTTCCGTAGGCGCCAGATGCGGCGCTCGTAGCCGCGCACGAAGCGGTTGACCTGCTCTTCCGCGGTTAGCTGTTGGTGCCAGCGTTCGTCGAAAGGGGCGCGGTGAGGGATATGGACATAGCCGGGGCCAGGCTCCGCGTGCCGCAGCCGGTTGTATACCCAGCTCTTCAGGGCGTCGACGCCTAGGGGGTATAGGCGGACGCGGAGGCCGGTGTTCTTGACGCGCTTTTTGCTTGGCGCCCCCACCATTGGCCGGCCGGGGCCGGCGAATCCCTTGCAGGCGTAGACGCGGTCGCCCCACCGTGGCTGGGTAAACTCGTAGACGGCTTGGGTAGCGTAACCGGAGTCGATGCAGACGGCCGGCAGGCTGAGGGTGGCGCCACTTTCGTGGGGCCAGCGTTCGCCCAGCAGCTCGGTGAGCTCGCGCCAAACGGCCGGCCGGTCGGGATCGCCCATCAGGATCTGATGATCTATAGCCCAGGATTCGTCGGCGCCATTCCATCCCCAGATTCCGACTTCCAGCCGGTTGTGCTGCACGTCCACGCCGGCGGTGAGGACCAGGCAGGGGCGGGGGACGGTGTCGGCGGCTGCCTCGCGTCGGTCGAACAGGTGCTCCCAGGCTAGCCGCTGGGTCTCTTCTTCCCAAGTCTCACCTAGGACGGTGTTCGTCCAGGTCTTCAGGTGCTCGGGGCCTCTGTCCTTTGCCTTCAGGTGGTCCAGGGCGGCATCGAGCCATGTGTACCAGCCGACTGGGCTGTACAGCGCGCTCAGGTGGTAGCCGCGCACGAAGGGGGCGCCGTCGGCGGTCGGCTGCCAGTAGCCGGCGGCCAGCATCTCGGTCTTGTGGTGTTCCTGGATCTCGATCTCGCAGGTGTCGCAGACGAGGACTACGGCCGTCGGGGGTTCCTTGCGGCTCCAGGGCTTACCGCCAGGCTGTTGCAGGCGCGCCCAGTCGATGGTTTGGAAGCTGCCACAGTGGGGGCAGGGGACCAGGTAGCGGCGTTGGTCGCTGTCCTCGTAGGCGCTCTCGATGCGGCTCTTGCCGGCGACTTTGGGCGTGCTGATCTTCAGCAGCTTCCGTTTCCGCCCGAAGGTCGCCGTTCGGCGGATCGCGAGCTCCACGGGGTCGCCCTCTTCGTTGATGTCGGTGGGGTAGGCGTCCAACTCGTCGAGAATCAGATAGCGTGCCGGCATTGAACGCAGGCCGACTGCGCTGTTTGCGCCGGCCAGGACCAGGATGCCGCCGGGGAACTCTTTGGCGAGGAGAGTGTTGCCGCTGTCGCGCATCCGCGCCGGCTTCACGCGGGTCGCCAGGGCTGGCGTATCGGCGATCATGGGGGCTATTCGCTGGCGGCTGCTGCGCTGCGCAAGCATGGCGGTCGGCAGGACCATCATTACGGGCGCGGGGGCGTGGTGAATGATGTAGCCAACCAGGTTATTGGCGGCCTCAGTCGCACCGATCTGGGCGCCCTTCATGACGACGACCTCTTGTGTGGGGTCGTGGACGCTTAGGCTGTCCATGATTTCGCGGAGGTAGGGCGTGCGGGCGCTTCGATATGGGCCTGGCTCGGCGCTGGCCTTCTGCGGTAGGACGCGGTAGCGGTCGGCCCATTGGCTGACAGTGTACAGTGGTTCCGGCCGGAGTCCTTCGGCCCAGGATTCCCGCGCCAGATCCAGGTTCAGGGCCAGGGCGTCAGGCATCGCCCCCACCGGGATGCTCGACGCCGACCTCTGCACAGCGGACTGCCTCCAGGAGCTCTATGAGCAGCGCGAACTCGTCGAACAGGGCGCGAAGTTGGGCGATGGTGCGGCGGTCGGCCAGCTCGGGAGCGACCTTGACGCGCATCACAATCTCGATCGGCTCCGGCTCATTCGGTCGTCTGGGGTACATCGTCTTTGTTGTCGCCATCGGCCTCTGCCTCGGGTTCGGGTGCGATCGGTTGGGCGAGTTCGTCGGCTAGGGCTTCCAGGGCGTCGCGGATCTCGGCACGCAGGGTGGCCTCGACCTTGTGGGCGTGATCGGTCGCCTGCAGCTGAGCGGCGAGGATGGCCGCGACGCGCTCGGGCAGGAGCTCCAGCCGTTGACGAATGGTCTGCGCGATCTTCCGGTTCTGTGCTCGGACGGCATCGACAGGGACCAGGGTGGCCTCCAACTGCCGCAGCTTAGTTTCCAGGATGTCGGCCTCAAGCGCCAACTTTCTGGCCTTCAGCTCCGGGGTGTGCGTGGCCTTCAGCCTGTTGTCGCGCTCGCGGTGCCGCAAGATGGCAGCGGCGACATCGTGGACGTCGTACTGCTTCCGGTCATTCGGCTCCAGGCCGGCGCGCCGGATATGTTTGTAGATGTTCTGCCGCGCGAGGCCGAGCAAGCCCTCGAGTTCGCTGACAGTGGCCCAGGCGGGCGGGTTGGCGTCAAGCATCGGCGGCTGCGCCGCGGACCTTCTCCAGCAAGCCGGTCAGGTCAATGATCTGGCCTGCTGTGGGGTTGGGAGTTGCCGCGCCCTTCGGGTTTGTGGTTTCGCCGGCGCCGGCCACGGCGTCGCGGTCCTCGCGGGCCAGGGCGTAGGCGTCGAACAGGCGGGCGAGCTCTTTCGCTGCGCGCAGGGCGCCGTCGTAGTCGCCGGCGGCGACCATCTGCTCCAGCAGGCCGCGGGTGATCTCGCGGCAGTAAGCGAGGCGGGTCTCGTCGTCGGCGGGTGGCAGGTCCCGCAAGCGGGCCAGGGCGTCGCCGTAGATCAGGCGGGCGGGCGTCCTTGGCGGGTTCTGGTTCGTCGCGCTCTTGGTGCGCAGGTACTCCAGGATGTCCAGGCGGCCGTAGCCTGCGAGAACCATGCGCAGCGCCGTCGTGGCGGCTTCTTCGCGGTTCATGGGTCGCCCTCTCCCTTCCCGTAGGGGTCGACCTGCTTGAGCAGCGCAAAAAACCGGGGCCGGGGGAAGCGGCGGGCGCGGCTGAAGTCGTCCTGGCGGAAGATACCATCGCACAGGCGGTCCAGGAAGTCGAACAGCGCCGGGTCGTTGGTGATGTCCCAGTGTTCCAGGCGTGGGTTCTGATTCAAGTTGGGGCTGGTCTTGATCGTGATGGTCCAGTGGCGGCATGGAGTCGCCAGCAAAAGGAACTTGGCGTGGTTCCGCGTGACGCGCAGGGCGTGGCGGCCGAACTTCTCGCGGATCTGGTTGGCCTCCAACGGCTGGCGGTGCTGAAAGGTGTGGTCTAGCAGCCAGCGGGCGGATAGCAGGCGGCCGGCGTGCAGGGTGCGCAGGACTCGGTCCACGTCCTCGGCGTATAGACGCCAGCTGCTGACGGTCAGGTGGGCGGGGCCGGTCAGGCGGAACAGGTGCCTGAGCATGTGGATCAGGCCGAAGCGGCCGGTCATGAGGCCCACGACGTCGGTGTCCTCGTCGAAGTCAGCCAGGGCCTCGGCGGCGTTGTTGTCGCGGATCAGCAGGATCTTGCGCTTCCGGGCGCGGCTGCGGGGGCTGCTGTGGGTCAACTTCACGCTGGCGCCCTCGATGTCCTCCAGATTGACGCGGATCTCCTGGCCGGCGTCGTGCTGCATGGCCTGGTTCCGCAGGAAAGCTGCGGCCCCACCCAGTTGGTCGGAGCTTGGCGGGGTCGGCACTTCGATGCCGCCCTCGGGGTTCGGGGCGGCCTCCGGCTGCTCGTGGCCGTACAGCAGCGGATTGCGGGGTGGCTTCACGGCTTCAGCTCCGGGAACTCGAGCTGTCTGCGAGTGCGCCGTCTGGTCGCGGCGGCCTCGCGGCGGTGGTGGTCGCGGTCCCAGTCCAGGTGGCATCGTTGGCACAGGGCGCGCAGGTTCTCGGGCTCGCTGTTCTCGGGCTGGTGGTCCAAGTGCGCGATGGTCAGGACCACAAGGCTGCTGGTCTCTGGGTGCTTCTTCCGGTTTTCCGCCCTGCATTGTGGAAAGTGGGCGGTTCCCTCGCAGCAGTCTGCGGCGCGGGCCAGGATGGCTGCGCGGATCTCGGACCAGTTGGCAGGGTATCGTGTGCGGTTCTCCGGCTTGATCGGCATGGCCGTTTTCTCCTAAGTCCAATGGGCGCCGCCAGTTGTCATCCCTTCAGGGTCGCTCTGTGACTAGCAAAAGTTGACACGCCCCGGCTTGACCCGCTTAGGAGGGGGGGGGAAGGACCCTCGCAAGCTGCGGCGGATCCGCAAGTTACGGCGCTCCTGTGCATCATAGCAGGACCTCTTGCCGGCATCTGGCCGCTGCGTGCTGCACATAGCAGGCGTCGAGCTCACAGCCGATGACCCGGCGGCCCAGGTCCTTGGCTGCCCTCAAAGTCGTGCCGCTTCCCGCGCAGTTGTCCAGGACCACGCCGCCGGGTTGGCTGCTCGCTTGGATGATATGCTTCATCATGGCGATCGGCTTCTGCGTTGGGTGCCGGGGGGTGTCGTTCGCACTCGGCTCTGGATTGAACTCCCAGACATCGGTGTAGGGGTCGGACTTCGTGACGTGGAAGGGGCGACGCAACTCCAGGTACTGCGTGCGGAGCTCCTCATAGTCGGCGCGCAGGTGGTCGTAGTCGGCGCGCAACTTATCCCAGTCGTCGGGCAGGAACTCCCGGCGCTCGGCCGGCGCTCGGTTAACCTCCGCCTGGCCGGCCCGGTTGAAGAGGGCCTGGAGCTTTTCGTAGTTGTCTCTGGTTGGCAGGGTCCATTGGCTCCGGCCGAAGTAATGGCCTGCCATGTTGTTGCGCAGTCCGTCGTTGACCTGGCGTGGCGTCAGGCCGGCGCGCTTGCGCTCTGCGTCCAGGTAGGCGCGGATCGGCTCGAACACGAAGGATTTGGCATCGTCGAGCGGCGCGGTGTAGCTGGTCTCGCCGCGGGCCGTGCTGTCTTGGCCGTAGTGTTCGGCGAAGATCAGTGCCTCAGTGCGGGGAAAGTAGGAGCGCAGGTCTTCCTTCTTTGCGACCTGGTGTCGGCCGGTGCTCTTCAGCCAGCTGATACGGGGGAAGAGGTGGAAGCGGCGGGCCAGGACGTTCTCCACGTCCCGGGCGTTCCAGGGACTGGCGAAACAGTACAGGCTGCCGTTGGATCGCAGGACGCGCTGCCAGTGTTGGGCCATTGCATCGAGCCAGTCGAGGAACTCGTTGCGCTTCTTCCATTGGCGATCCCAGCCTTCGTCGGCAGTGCGGAAGTAGGGCGGATCGCAGGCGATCAAGTCCACGCTGTTCTCGGGGAGCTCGGGCAGGAGCTCCAAGGCGTCGCCGTGGTACAGGGTCACGGCGCTGTCCTGGTAGTAGGGCTGCACGGCCGGTAGTTCCTTCCCAGTGTTGGTGGCTGGAGCGCGCCGGCAGACGCCGGCCGGCGAGCCGCAGCGGTTAGGGTCAGTCGTACTTCTTCAGGAGGATCATGCGGACGCGGGCCAGGGAGCCCTGGCTCAGGGTATTCTTGGTTAGGGTCATGCCGACATGGAAGGCCCATGGGCCGGCGTCGGGATGGTCGACGGGGTGGGCCTGGCGGTTGTCGATGTCCTCGGCATAGGCCAGCCAGACTCGGCTGCCGGGGGTCCAGCCGGCGCCGCTGTCGTTCGTCACGGTGAACGTGACGGTGTTGGCTGCACTGACCACGGCGGACAGACTGACGTCGGCCGGCAGAGCTTCGTTACAGATCACGGTGGCCTGCGCACCGATGTGGGCGCCGGCCACGGTGATCGTGTTGCTGTAGGTGCCGCCGCTTGCGGCCACGGTGCCGGGGTCGGCGGTCACGGTTCCCATCAGGGTGGCGCGCAGCTTCCTGGGGTCGAGATCGAACATCATAACGAGCCGGCTTTCCTCGCCGGCGGGCGGGCTAGATAGGGTGTAGTTGTCGTCGGTTCCCAGGACGCGGCCCCATTCGGCCACGGCGTAGTCATCTGCGTAGCCGGCGCCCGTCCACCACGCGTGCGGGTTGATGCCGATGCGTGAGCCGAAGGCGCCGATCTTGGTCATAGACAGCGTGCCGCTCACCAACTTGGCCTCGACCTCGAAGCGGTACAGGCCGGCGCGCAGGTGGGGGAAGTGGAAGTAGCAACTGGACGTGA